TCGAAAACGCTCAACTGCTTCCGAAGCTCCGCGGGGTTATCCTTCAGGCTGTTGGCCATGCCCTCAACCTGCGCGCCAGCTTGCGGGGTCATGTATCCGCCGAGCACTGCTGCATTTTTCTCCTGAATGAGCCGTGTGGGCAGCTCCTCGTCCGAAGCGCCGTTGAGCGTGGTCAGGTGCCCCAGAAGCATATCGTTATTCTTTTGCAGTGTTTCGACCTGTTTCCCGCCCGTCTCGGCATCATTCTTGGCGATGGTTGAGAGTTTCTCTTGCTGGCCGAGGACCTGATTTTTGAGCCCGATAATCGCGTTTGCGGAGGCGCCGTGCTTCGACGCGAGAGGGATCAGGTCCTGAAAGTTCTTGCCATCCCACTCATGCATCGCCTGGGACATTGCCTGCTGATCCTTGAGGGCAATGTCGCGCTGCTGATTCTCTTGCTGCATGGCCGTCTGCTGGAGTTGCTGCGTCCGCCCCTGATTGACCAGATTGCGCAGGGAAAGAGCTTTTGCGTACGCCTCGAGAGGGCTTTCGGGCTGTTGAACCTGCAGTGCTGGTAATCCGCCGAGGTATCCCATTATGTCATCACCGGGTTTATGTAATACCCATCTGGACCGACCTGCGGCATCCCGCTAGTGTTCCCGAGGGTATAGTTGGGGTTGTTGGCGTTTTGGGCGCCATTCATCATCGCAATGATTTGGGAAATGTTTCCGATGCCGCCGTTAACGGCATTCGCCGCGCCCGTGTAGCCGCTGGCAGTGGCTGTTGCGGAGTTCAGTAGATTCTGGCCCACTTGGCCGCCGATTGTGGCGTTAATGCTTCCCACGTTGCCCGCGGCCTGGCTTCCCGCGGCATTGAGTTGCTGCGCTGAGGTCTGCCCCACTCCGGAGAGTGCCGCGAGGCGGTTGAACAGGTTGGCCTGGTTATTCTCGAAAACGTTGTACCCCAGGTCGTACTGCTGCAGCGCTCGGTTGAATACGTTGCTGTATTCATTCGAAGCATAATCCGAGGCGAAAGAGGTGAGATCGCGCGTGGTGCCCGTCGAGAGCAGGCCGCCGCGGGCCGCCGCGGAGTTCTGCAGGGCGTTCAAGCTCTGGTTGAGCCTGAACATATACCCCGGGTCGTTTTTCATTGTGACGTCTGTGGGCGCCACAAACGGGGTATTATAGCCTTGCGCAAGCTGCCCGAAGGACGTACCGGGAGGCAAGTTGCTAGGGGTGATTCCCTTGCCCTGGTTTATTCCCGCTGGCAATCCCGTAGACGTTGGGCCTCCGCGGACTGGAGTTGCGACCGGGCCGCGGCCGGGACCTGTTGGGTTACCATCAGGCGCCATGACTGCGCGCGCGCCGGGAGCCATCAGCGGGCCGCCAGGGGTTGCTGGTACCGTTGCGGTACCGGGAGCCGCGGTGAATGTAGGTGGGGCTGAGGTGGTAATTGGGTTGGCACTGGCAGGCGGTCGAGGCGTTATTCCGAGCAGGCTCGCGAGGGAATTAATCGAGGAGGCACCAGTCTGGAGCCAGGGCTGCAGGTTCTGCTGCTGATTATTATAGACCTGCTCCTGGAAGCCCAGCGACTGCTCGCCCAATTGGTACTGGAGTTCTGCCGCCTTATTGGACGCATCAGCCTGCTTGCCCGAACCGGCGAGAGAGGCGCCGGCCGAAATGCCAGCTCCTGCGAGTCCAGCGATGCCTAACGCTATGCTAGCCATTTTCTAAACACCCTGTCGGTTTCCACGTATCCGAGCGCCTCGTACAGCTTCCCGAGGTCCTTACTCAACTTCGTGCCCATGACAATCATTTGCACGCCGCGCGCGCGCAGGCTCTCCTCGATGAACTTCAAAAACTTGATGCCGGTAAACCCTTTGCGGTAAGCAGGATCCAGGTAATACACATCAGCAGAGGCGAAAACAACGCTTTTATAGTGAGGCTGAGGCAGAACTGCTCCCATGTAATATCCAACCAGCGCCCCACCATCGCGCACCGTGACAATGTGCAGGATGCCCGCGGCGTCGAGGCGCTCATACATGCCCCAGTCTGGGTCAACCTGGGTAATGTGCTGTTTGAGGGTCGCGAGCTCCTCATAGTGCGCCGGGAAGTATCGCTCCCACTCCCCGCGGACATCAGCCAGCCGCTCGACTTGAAAGGAGGTCGACAAGTTCACCTATTGTTTTGGGTTCCGCATCATTCGGCACGTCAAGCTCATTCATAAGTTCGAGCACTTCCAGGCTGTCGAAGGGCAGAGAATCAATGGCCACATCCCTGCCGAGGGGAAGCAAGGTCAAATCCTCGGGCCAGCGCTCGAGAATCGCTGCCTGCACCCGGGCTAGAATGCTGACAAAGCCGCTCGTTTCCATTGATTGCTCGTGGCGTCGAACACGTAAAAAAAGTTTGTGTCGTAGGCGATTTGTCCAGGCTTCCCGGGAGCTGACGAGGTTGCTGGAGGCGCTGAGACGTTTGCGGGCTGATTCAGCGAGGTGTACCATGCCGTAAAGAACTGGATCCAGCCCACAGAGAGCTTCCCATCATCCTTTTTCGAGGTGATCATGGTATCGAATGGAGGGCGCTGAACGGGTTGAGCCTTGGCGGCCATTATCCTGCCTTCGCGTACTCCTTGACGATGCGTGGCTGTTTCTTGAAGCCCGGATCAGCGTCCAAATAGCCCTCGATAATGCGCCACGGCACAGGATCAGTTGCGCGGATCTGGTATACACGCCCGAATTTGGTGCTTCCTAGGCGCGTGCGTTTCGCTCGGCGCTTAAAGACGCCGGCCTGGCCGCAATTCACGGCGTACTCGTTCGACCAGGTGTGGGCGCCGTCATCTGACCAGCTCAGCAAAAGTTGAGGGTCGCGCGGGAGTCCATTGCCATCAAGCAGTGGGGGCATGGGACCTTGACCCAGCTCCACGTCAAAGGTTATTTCGTTGTGAAAGATGCGCTCGAATTCGGTTGCAATGACCGGCGATCGGCGCAAACGCTCGATCGGGTTGCCGTTGTCATCCTGGAAATTGATTGACATCTGGTAGATGTTGCCTGACGTGGGATCACCGACCAGGTGCTTACCAAACGCATAGACGTGATTTGCCGACTTGTGAGCCTCGAACCTGCCCAAATTGACGTTCCAGTATGCCCGCTCGTGCCAGTGCTGCGTGGCCACATCATAAACCCATGTTTTGCCGGCCGTTGGGAACAGCCACACAATGAAAGTGTGCCCCTGGTCCTGGTAGGAATAGCCGATAGCATCCGAGATGGTCGGAATAGCCCTGCCAGGCAAACTCCACCGCATGGTTGCTGACCCGCACCGGCGTATACCCGGAGGCCCGCCGCGCGATTCCACCGCCGCGCTCGTCCTGATCAATCCAAAAGACGCTGTTATCCGCGCGCACTGTCCCGAATATCGCAACTGAGCCATTTTCGATGGTTCCGGAGGGATCAACGTCGAAGATTTGGCTTGATCCAGAGTCGTAATAGACGTTGGCTTGCTTGCGCCCGTGCAACCAGATGCGCCGCTGATTGACGGTCATGCTCTGCACGTTGTCAGTCGTGGTGCTGACGATGATCTTATTGACGTTCGGCGTGGTCCAGTTGGCAGCGTCAAAGAGCTGCGAGGTGTAGAATTCCGCGGAATTGCGGATCAGGGCCAGGAAAAAGCCATCCGAGAAGGCCACCTGCGAAATTAGCCCGTCGAACGTTGCCGGGGATATCTGCACAAACGTCCCAGCAGGCACAGTCCCAACGCTTTGGAGGTAAAATACGTAAAGAGCGCCACCGGAGGCGATCAAAATCTGTTGCGGGCTCGCGACCATCGAGGCTGGCAACTGATCATTGATTACTGTGGCAAAGAAACTGACGTTTAGCGCGGCATTGGCAAAGTACTCAATGAACCTATCGGAGATAACCGCAAAGGCTCGCCCGTTGATCTCGAGCTGCGCGCGCACCTGGCTCTTGCCCGGGAGGGACAGAAAGGATTTCGTTCCCGGGGTAGGGTAGAGGGCCATCGCAGATTTGCCCTCTTGGCTCTCGATGATCTCGGTATACCAGTTGCGCGTGGTCTGGCAGTCCGCGGTCAGCGATTGCGATGTGTAACTTGGGCCAATCAGGCCGAAACGAGCCATTTAGCGGTATCCGCCTGTCCGATAATTCCACTGCGGAATCGGCCGCCCGCTCTTGCCGAAGTCGTCAAGGTTGAGCCGCGGAGGCGCACTGTTGAGCGCTGCGATGTTCTGCCGGGCCTTCGTGGCCGCGGCGATCAGCATCGGAGTCGGTTGCCGCTCGAACGGGTTGCAAAGCAGCTCCGCGAGCGACAGCGTAAACGCCAATTCATAGCCTGGAGGGAATGCAAATTGCGTATCGAGTGCGGCGCCGCCGAGCAGCAGTTCCTCCACCTCGACCTCGATCGGGAAGGACGTTGTGGGTACCGGCCAGATGAAAATGGAGCCATTCGGCCAGTCCGGGCGGTAGTAGAAATCGGTTGGTTGTACCGAGGTGATGCCCTGAACGCGCTGACCGGCCCACCAGTCGGAATCTCGCGGCATGAGTGGCACGCGCACGGCTGGGGTAACGTTGTTCAAGATCACGTTGGCATTCCGGATACGCACCGGCCGGGAGCCGGTAATCTGGAATGTTGGGGCCGTCCCACCGGGCGCAGGGGCTGGGCCAATGGTCTGCGGGTTGAGCCCCGGGACCATTGGGAAACTCAGCAGTTGGACCGCGAAAATGTTGACTTTGCGCGTGACCCACGAGTCGAACAGCTGATTGGCCTTGTTGAGCGCAATCTGCAGGTCCTGTGCGTCAGGCGTCTCGCCCGAAGCAACTACGTTGATTTCGAGCAGGGCATCGGTGCAGACCTGCCGTAACGTATTGGCTCCGGGCGGTACTCCAACGTTTGGCGGTACTCCAGGAAGTACGGGCAAGGGTTACTCCTCGACTTTGGGGGCAAACAGCGGGTCGAGAATAGCGTGGATTTCGGCCGCCGTGACGGCATAGCCAGACTTCGCCGCGCGATCCTCTTCCGTTTTGTTCTTGACCTGCTTTGTGATGTACCCAGCGCCTTCCTTGCTTGCCTTGTAGACAAACTTAGGGAATTCGCTGACCACATACACCACGCTGACACCCTTGACGTAGGTGCCGTCCGGATTCTGGAGGCGCTCTTTCTCCTCTTCAGAATGCACTACGCGGAGGCCCTGATCGCGTGGCGCCTGACGGTCGGGGTTGTAGGCATACTGCTCGTCATAGCCCATTAATTGCTCCTGCTGCCCAGGTTCTGAAGCGTGACCGCGGCAGCCGCGGCCGTGTTTGTGGCGTTGGTGAATGTTCCTAGGTAAGTGCGGTTGACAGTCGTTGCGGTTGTCGCCGTGCCGTTGACCGTTACACCAGTGCCACCGGCGAGCGTCACAGTGCCGTTGGACTGATTCGAGATTTCAATGGTGAACGTCGAGCCGTTTGTCGGTGGCTGCCCATAGGCCGAGGTGTACTGCTGCACAAGCGCTTGGGCCGTTGGGGTCGTCATTGTGGCCGCACCAGCCGAACCCGTCAGGGTCAAGTAGGTATTGCTGCCATTGATAATCTGCACTGGCGTGGCCGTAAACGAGCCCGTAACGGCAAACGTCGACCACGCGCCAGAATCCCAAGTCGCCAGCGCTTGGAGCATTTGCTGCGTAATTGCGCCACCAGCCGCCAGCGGGAGGCCGCCAGCCATCAGCAGCGCCGAATTAATCCCGTAATGCTTGGCGATCGCATTGAGGACCGAAGCGAAAGCGAGCCAAATCAGTGAATTTCTCAGAAGTTTCATGTTTTCTCTCTTTTAAGAAGGGAGGGCCGAAGCCCTCCCCTGAAGTGAGTTAGTAGGTCGGCACAAACTTGCTGTTCTTGGCGTCCCAGGTCCAGCACAACAGCTTGTTCACCACCGCGGTCGAGGCGAGCGCGATGTTGTTAGCGGCTGTGGTTGTGAAGAGACCGTCAGGAATGGCACAAATCTGCCCACTTCCCGCCGCGGTCGCATTGAAGCCTACCGGAATGTTGAATCCGGTAATTGCGGCCGTGCCGGTAACGTGGAACAGCGCACCAGAGGGCGTAACAAGCCCAGCAGCCGAAGCCACCGCGGTCGTTGGAGCACTCTGAATCGCTGCTAACGGGTTATTGAAGCTCGGCACCCATGTACCCGTCACGGTCGAGCAAAGCCACTGCGCGCCCGTGTAGATGTTCACATAGGGAGTAACGAGCTGTTGAGCCGCCGTGCAGGCAACGTTGCTGATGCCCTGACCGGGATAGCGCCCACCGCCTGGGTCCTGGTGGTAAAACCAGGTGCCTTGGCCGGCGAGCACCATCGCACCGGAAGCATGGGGAGCAGCCGCTGTGCCGTCATAACCGCGAATCACGCGCAGTGTAGTGCCAGAGACTGCCACTACCTGCATCGCCTCGCGGTCGACGTAGATCACAACGGAGTTTTGCGCATTGATCGGCACCGTGGGGTTAGGAGCAATCCCCGTGATGCCGGTTGCGCTGGCCACTGTCACAAATGACTGGCCCGAAGCGAACAGCGAGCCAGCCGTAGCCGGCACCGCTGCGCTCAAGGAGGTCTGTGTCAGTGTGTTTTGGCCGCCCTGGCCGAAAGAAGCCACAGGCAGCATGAGCAGCAGAGCTGCGATAAGTAGTTGTTTTCTGGTCATTTCGTCTCCTTATGCGCAGAGCAGGCGCACAGCGCAGGCGTCTGCGTAAAGTTGGCCAAACCCGAAAACGGAGTCGTACCGGTTCACGTACTTGCTCTGAATCGGGTCGAACATGCGCACGAACCTCATGGCGATGCGGGTCTTGGGGTCGCGCGTTTGCGAGGTCAGTTCGGTTGCACGGGGCTCATCGAGGCGCACCGTAGCGAGGCCGAAAGCATCCTCGTGGAATGCAATGCCCTGCGCTCCGGATTTGCCGCTCGGTGAGGTCGTGCCGGGGTAGACCGTGACGGTTGCAGTGTTGCCAGGCAATGCGTCAACGTTCTGGTACTGCGAGCCCGGGCCAAAGATGGCCGGCGAGACAACCACAAAGTCAGCGTTTGCGCCGCCGCCAGCCGCTGGTCCATAGGGCTGTAGGACGACAAACTGCTTCGTGATCGGCGTAAGGAAGCGCCGGGTCCTCGGGTTGACCTGGTTGACGCTGGCGATGGTGATCACGTCACCAACGTTCAGGGTGTCGCCCGCGGTCGAGTTGAGCCCGATTTGGTTTCCGTTTCCGAGGTGGTTGGGGTTTGCGGTGTTGACGGTCGTGGCACCGGACTGGGTTCCAGCTGTTTGACGCCACAAGCTCATGCACTCGTAAACCTCGAAGCCATGCAACCCGCCGAGGTAGCCCTTGCGGTACTGTTCCTCAACTTCGCGTGTCGGGTTGAAGAGTGTCTGCAACGCCGGCACCATCGAGGTCGAGACCTGTGGCGGGATGATTAGCTTTTTCATGCCTTTGGGCGGGCAAGCCAATTCCAAGAGGCGCTGGCGAGCCTGGGCAAAGGTTGTCGTCGAGATTGGATCCGTTCCGAGCTGCCCGACGATGTTGTTGGTGTTCTGGATGGCAAAGAGCGCAGCTTGGGAATCCACTTCCTGCGCAATCTGAGCCGCTGCGGGTTCAAGATACTGCCGGCGAATCTCTTCCTTGGAGCGCTCCATGTTCAGAGCTTCTTCGAAGGAATCCCACTCAAAGTCCACGCCAATCACGTTGTTGCAGTTGATCGTTGTGGTGAGTCGGTTAATTGCCTGCGGGGTATACCCAAGCCCGTTCCTGATCAGGAAGGACTGGGGAATCTTGACCTGCGTGGTGGTACCGATGGCGAATTCCTGTTCGAATTCCTTAATCCATTCGGTATTGAACCCGTCCGCAACTTCTAGCATGTTGATTAGAAGCCGCAGGGGTTCCATGCTGACCCACTGGGGGAATGCGAATACGTTTGGCAAGGTTTTTCCTTATCTTTTCCGCTTAATACCTTCGCGCGCGTTGGCAGCCGCAAAGTAGCGGTTGAAATCCTCGGATTCGAGGGCTGAGCCTTCCTCGTCTGCCGGGGCGGCCATCTTTCCACTGACCTGCGCCGCGGGTGCGGGCGCTTTAGTCACGGCGTCGGGAGCCTTCTCCTGCTTCACTTCCTTCGTAGCAGGCTTTTCCTGGGCCTTTGGCTTCGACGTGCGCAGGGAATCTTCGAGACGGGTCAACTCACGGGCTTGCGCGTAGGGACTGAGGCCTTGAATGCGCTCAATCTCGCCGGCCTTCTCGGTGAGGTGATAGATAAGCTCGACGCTGATTTCGGAATCAAGCAGCCAGGCATCCAAAACGCCATTTGGCTTAATTTTAGCCAATTCGCTGTTCTTGGGGATGCCTTTCTCGTCGACCGCGGTAAGCTCAGAGAAGTCCACATCTGGGTACTTCTCCTTCGCCATCTTGGCCGAGAGTGTTAGGCGCTCCTCCTGAGCCTTCCTGATTCGTTCCGCTTGAGCCTCTCTGTCTCGTCTCTTGAAATCTTCCTGGACTCGGGCAACCGTCTGCTCGCTAATGAATGCGGCGAGGGCATCCTCGTACGCCTCGTCAGTCGAAAACTTGGGTTGTCCGTGCTCGTCTGTATCCGCGCGGCGAGGCCTGGCGGGAGCCTCCTGCTTCTTTTCTGCCTTTGGCGCAGGCTGGACCCTCAGGCGCTCAATCTCGGAGTCTTTCTCCTTGATTTGCGCCAATAAGTCCTTGATGCGCGTTTCCGCGTTGGCCCGAGGGGGCTCTTTTTTTGCGGGTACCGACTCCGCGGGAGTTTCAGCCTGTTGGGGCACGGATACTGCCGCTTGCTTCGCGCCGGGTGACGGGGCCGGTTTCGTCTCTTTTATTTCTGGAGTTGCTTCCTGCTTAACTTCCGGGGCTTCATCAGAGGGCAACCGGCCAGTTTTGAGCCAGTTTGCCCGCTGAGTGTCGTTCAGGGAACTTAGTGCCGTTGACGAGACGGCCGCTGCGTCTTCTGCCATTTGAGTATCCTCGAGCAGCTATGCGCTGCTTTTAGTAGATCTTGCCGTTCCTGCGATTGCGTGGAGCTTTGCCGAAACCGCCCTCGACGTACATTCCTGCCCGCTTTTCGTAGCTTGCGGGACCGGAATGGTTGCCGAAGAGAGAAAGAGCCTTATCAATGCCGTGCCCATCTGCCAGGTGCGCGTCACTGTGATTGCCCGCTTTCTTCTCTTTGGAGGCCTCGGTCATGCGCTTCTCTTTCTCGATTTTCATGCCGTCTCCTTCGCTCGTACGATGCCCAATGTCCGAAATATGACGACTTTTTCGGACACGGGGTAACCAACGCTTACTGCTTTTTCCCTCCCTTTCCGGCCGCTGGGGTCGGTTGGGGAAGGGAAGCTGAGTGCGCGGCGTTCAGGCGCTCGAGCGCTGCCTGGTTTGTGGCCGCTTGCGTGTCGAGCCCGGCCTGGTGCGCGGCGCTCTGTTGATCGAGTCCTGCCTGATGGGCTGCGCCTTGTTGGTCGAGCTGCGCCTGCTGCTGCGCGGATTGCTGCTCAAGGTCCGCCTGTTGGCCCGCCTGCGTTATGTCGCCAATGGTCTGTAAAATCGTCTGAATGCGCGCGTACTCGTTCTGCAGGATTACCTCGGCCTGGTTAGCCTGGAGCGTAGCCTGCGCGATCACGAGCTTTGTCTGCTCCTGCAGGGCTGCAATCTTGAGCTTGACCTGGCCGTCGACTGTCTTCGCGGCCTTCTCCATCGCATACTGCTGCAGTGCAGCCTGAGCGCCCTGGAGTTGCCGCTGCAGGCCGGCGATTTGAGAGGCGTATTTCGGCGGCACTGGTTCGCCCTGATCATCCTTCTGGGCAAACTGGGGCGGGAGCAGGCGATCGGCAATCTCGTCACCGATCGGGCCGAGGTCGCGCATTCTGACAATTAGATCGCCAATGAGCGGGAAAACGCCATCAACCTGCGAAATGGTGTCCGCAAAGGCCGCGGCCTCTTCGCGCTGGCTCTGATAGCTTGGGCCGGTCGTAATGGTGACGTCATGCTCGCCCTTGCCCATATCTGGGGTGACGTCAATGACGCGGTGACGATCCTGCGCCGAGCGTGTCGCGATTTTCCGCGGGGTGTCTACAATCTTGTCGTACAGGTCATCCAACTGCCGGCCAGAATACTCGAGCGATCGCTCAAAATTGTCGATAAAGTGGAAGCTACCCAACTGCTCGGAGCCCTGAATGCGCTCGAGGGCCACGCCAGATTTCTCATTTGCGCGCTGCGCCTGCGTTGGTAGCGGGGTGATACCCATAGCGCTCTGGATTGACCGCTTGGCGCTTTCCTTGACCAGCTCATACTGCTGGAAATTCGGGGCAAATGCCGGCCGCGCTGGCGGTGGGAGCGTTTCATTGGCGCCTTCGGGCCTCGGGTCGTACTCTAGGAAGGCCACCGGGGTCTCATTGACCGTGTCCCAGGGCGTGTTGGTGTCGAATTGGCCCTTTGCGCCGATAAATGGCGCCCGGGGGCTCATTTTCGCCTCCATGAACTCCTGAGCAACGTGGTAATTCAGGCCGCGCTGCGGGTCGCGCGCCAGCCGAATGTGGGAATGCAGGCAGCGCTTCGTCCCATTGGTGTCGGGCAGGTACAGCTCCTTGCCCCATACCGGGATGATGGGAATCCAGCGCCCCGGCCAACCCTTGCCGTCCTCTGGGTCGTTTGTCTCGAGCACCTCGACGCCGTTCAGCAGGTACTGCACAACGCGGCGCTCTTGCACCTCGCGGGTCCGGATCACCTCGGCGCCCTTCAGGTCCTCGGGCAGGTGCTCTTCTTTGATCGCGTGCAGTTGCCCCTGCTTACTACGCACCAAGCAGAGCTTTACGGGGGTATATTTGACCCTCCACCAAGAGGCTACCTGCACCCGGTTATTGCTGATCCATTCCGGCGCCACTTCGCGGATTTCGTCCGTAAACTCGACAATTTCGGCGTCCTTGTACTGCCGCTTGAAGCTCGCCTGGGACATAAAGTCGATTTCGAAGCAATCCTCAGCGTCCGAGCAGTCATACTCCTTGCAATCCGGGTCGAACAGGATGGTTTTCGGGTTCGCAATCCTCTTGATTCGCGCGGTGAGGTTAAAACTGTCATCCGACTCATATTCTGTGATCAGCTTCCAAAATCCGAAGCTCCTCGAGGCCATGCTGTCAAACGCAGTGATGTAGGCCGTCTGGGCCGAGCTGCTGTATTCGATACCCCTGATCCAATCTTCGCGAAGGCCTGCACTCTTATCGCTCGCGACTGAGCCCTTTGGGAGCACTTTAACGGCGCGCTTGTTCTGCCTGACATCATTGACGAGTTGGTTGACATATTGCGTCAGCTCGTCGAAGTGCGGCATGGGAATCTTGTTGTCCATGCGGCGCTTCTTCTCGTGCGATTCCCAGGAGTCGCCGGCGAGGAAGCGCATATC